ATTGTACCTGCAGCTAAAACTGAAACTACGGAACCATTGAAGATATTTGCAGCATGTCCAGACGCAATCTTTACTTGACGGGTGGAACCAGCGTAAGGCTGACCACCTACCAAATTAACGGGTTTTAAACCGTATGGTTGGGCTGATGTTGCCATAATAAACTCCTAATTTAAAAAAATAATTATTTAGTACCACGAGAAACAGTCGAACGTTTATCACTAAAAAGTGGCATACGAGGATTGTTCTCCCGTAAAAAATTGTTATCTACCGCTTCCATCTGCTGTTTGTTTTGATTTGCGTAATATGCATTTCGACTATCAGCAGTTTCAGTCGGTATCTTACAGAGCATTAAGCCGCCAGATTCAATGTTACCACTATCATTTGCAGTAAATCCATACTGAGTAACAATCTCTGGGTGCTCTTCAGCTTTTACAGGTACCCAACCTTCACGAAATTTAACAGAGACATTTCTATCATCTCTCTGCCCTAACAAAGATATCCTCACCCAACGGAATCTATATCCATCTTGAGGTTCTGGGTCAGGCAATTGCTGTGGTGGTACCCAATTTTTAGTGCGAGCTTTCTTTTCTCGTGTTTCAGTGTTTCTTGTTGGTCTAATAGCCATAATTATCTCCTTAAATTAACCGTTTAATCTTGCAACTTGTTTTGCGTACTCCTCAATGGGTACACCTAATTTCTTTGCCAATGCTACCTGCGTCTGTGTTAATGTAATCTTCTTAGAAGACGGACTCCGTTTAACGGGAGCTACCACATTTGCTGGTGCTTTTGCTTTCTGCTGCGAAGACTTCGGCTCATCTTCAAGGTAATCTGCAGAATCGTCATCTGAATCAATGCGATCTGGAAATACTTCTTTAATGCGAGAATCTATCTTCTCGTAATACTCATCAGAACGTGGATCAATTCCACTCCTAACAAGTTTTTCATGCAGCCCATAAGCTAGGGCAGTCATCTCATCATCTGAACCAAACCAAGTATTCTTCTTAAACCAAGCCTCGGCTTTCGGGTCAGGTTTTGGGACACTTTGTTGATTATAACCCTCTTTTTCCTCTTTTTGCAAGTCTTTATCACTATATTGGTACTGAGGGGTATATCTATCAGACTGCTCTTTAGCATAAGTAGCTTTAGCTAATCTCTCTTGTGCCTCTATCATCTTGTCAGAATCAGCATCATCATGAGCTTTTTTATAAGCTGCTTTTGCCGCCGCCAACTCTGCGTCTGCCTTTTGTTTAGAGGTTTCCATGAGAGTAGTCTCACCTTCAGATAAATTTTTCTTGAGCTTTTGCACTTCTTGTTGAAGAGACTTGGCATAATTGTAAGCCTCTGTAGCTTCTCTTTCTTTTGCCTCTTTTGCTCTTCTTTCATCGTGATAAGCTCTTTTTAATTTACCTATACGGTTTTGTACTTTCTCACTATAATTTTCTAATTCATCCTCCGTAGGTTCGGGACTATCACCTGCTTTTAAAGGTACTTTACCTTTATCTTCTTTAGGTATATCGTCCACTACCTCTATTTCAAAACCATCGGAAGATGTCTCCTTATCATCTTTAACTTCTTCTTCAGTAGTATTATTAACCTTCTCATTCATCTATATCTCCTATAATGCACGTGAAAAACCACGAGGGTCTGCAACAACACCTTCAATAGCGTCATCGTTTAACATTCTAAATTCTTCACCATCAATATACATGCGAGTCCCAGAATAGGAACGCATAACCACAAAATCACCTTCTTTACACCATGCTCCATTAGGAAACTTTTCTTTATCCTGATAAGCATCTGTACCTAAAGATATAACAAAGCCAACATTAGCGGCAGTAGCTTCTCTATCTACGGTGCTCTGTGCTTTGATAATACCACCTGCTGTCTTTTCTTCTATCTGGGGTAGGGCGACTAACATTTTATAACCTGCTGGTTTTGGTAGTCTAAGGGATTTGTCTTTTAATTTGTCAACTTTTTTTAGGGTACTGTCAACGTCTATACCATTGGTTGCTACGGTTGTAGTCATTTTACATCCTCACTTTTATTAGCAGCATCAACTAAATCAAGAAAGGCCCTTTCAGCTATTGCTAGCCCTTCTATCACTCCCACAAGATGCCGGTATTGTGGAAAGTCTTGTGCGCCCCCTGTCGAAACAGTGTCAGCGTAGTCATTCATTACTTTACGTAATTCTTTTTTATACTCCTCTTCTAAAGAAGCCATATTTCCTCCTGTGTAAATTATTGTCCTGGGGGTGCATCATCCATACTTCTAGCGATATCTAACCCTAGTTTTACTCCTTCAAGTTTTTGTTTTTCAGTTAATTCTTTTTCTTGTTTGGCTAACTCTACACCTAATTTAGCACCTGCAATAGATTTATCTGCTTCAATTTTCTCATTTCTAAGCGCTGCATCTACAAAGTCTTTCTGAGCTTTTTGTTGTAATTGAGCTTGTTTTAATGCAAGTTCTTGTTGTTGCATCTGTATCATTGGGTCTTGAGCTGCTTGTTGTGCCTGTTGTTGAGCGGCTTTTGCTTGTGAACTTTGCTGTACTTGGATAGATGCTTCTGCCATGAGTTTTGAGACTTGCTTTTCAACATCTTCAGGCATCTTCTCATCCGGTTGTGGTAATGGAACACCTAATTGTTTCTCTACTTCTACTCTATACTGCATGGACACGTGTTCTGCGATATGTGCCATAGCTGCACCTTGTATTGCCCCCGCCATAGGATTTTGACCTATTAATTGTGCTATTTGTGGGTTTTGTAAAGCAGACATATGTGTTTGAATATGTGCTTCATGATCTTGATAAAGAAACGCTTTAACAGGTTTACCTGTCATTATAGCCATATTCTCTGACACTGGGTCTTTTGGTGTCATATCATCCACTGTAGGTACAAGTTTTTGGGCATCTTTAATACCTAATGTTTGCAACATCTGTTGATGTAAAAGGGGTAAATCATATAATTGAGGAGATTGTTGTGCTAACTGTAGTGCAGCCTGATATTGAACCACACGCATTGACATAGTTGAAGCATTGGGGTCACTAACTGGAATAACTTCAATTTCATTGTAGTCCTCACGTTTAACTGCTTCATCATCTGCGTCATATTCATACTCCTCTGATGTGTGATCTGCGATTATGTTTTTAAGAAGTTTAAACTCCATCTTCATGGTGTTATGCATACGAGCTTGCACAGCACTCATAACTTTTAACATCCTCTCTAGTATTGCAAGGGTCGTTCCTACAGGCGCTTCACTATTTAAATCCACTGATTTAAAGTCAGAGATTGCTGCCATACTTCTTCCTTGGTCAACAATGTTTTGGAACAATGCCAAAAGAGTTTGCGATGGCTCTTTATACGGGAGGAAAGTTATATTATCAAGAATCTTACCACCTGGAACGTCAACGTCCCGAAACTCTCCTGGCATTATGGGGGTATCGTCACCTTTAATACGAAGACCTCTAGTCTTCAAACCACCAGGTAAATTATTTAAAGTTCCTGCGTCAACTAACTGTCGAAGTAAAGAAGTGCCAGACTTAGCATGCCCGCCAAGTAAATGAATGAGTCCAAATCCATAAAATCCAAATCCTGGTATATAAGTATAATGTACAAAGTGGTTACGTTTACGTTGTAATTTATCATCCTCTTTCCAGTTACGATAAATAGAAAGAATCTGCATAGAATTACGCTCAATAGTAATGACATACGGTAGAGCTATTTGATTTGGGTCTTCACCTAGATCATACTCTACATGCATCTCAAGTAATTCATATCTGTCATCCTCAGATATATCTACACCCTCTACTTCGTCTTTCTTCTTTTGTATAGAAGTACGGACATAACCTGGGTCACCTAAATCTACAGGCGCATAGAATCCATTAACTTGTAAAAACTTAACCTCGTTTTCTGTCTTACGCATGATATGCGTAACTCTTGAAGTTGTTGTTATATCTGAAGAACCATAGGCTACAACTAAATCTTCTGCCGGAATAAATTGAGCAGTCTGTCTACCCATAGCTGGGTCATAATAAACTTTTTTAAATGCAGAACCAGATATTGCAAGATTCCATAACATCCTTTCATGCTCTGGTCTATATTCTGTCATCTGTTCAGTCAGGCGATAGTTCATATCATCTCTAACTCTAGTGGATGCTTCCTCTTTATCTTTTGTTGTTTTACCAATAATAGTTGTCTTTACTGGCCCCATAGCAGGGAATGTTTCTGTAATAGCTTCAGATTGAAAACGCACAACTGCTTCAGATAATAATGGGTGAAATACACCACATGCACCATCCCAAGGCTCAGTTCTTTCTTCTATTTTTAAACCAAGAAGTTCTAGTCCATCTTCGTAAGTTTGTTTCCAATCAGCACGAGAATTATCATCGGCTTCAAAAAGACCAATAAGGTCATCGGCAACTTGAATAAGTTGATCTTCATCGAGAGTCTCTGCAAGGTTTTGATTAAACTCACCTTCAAATGATGGATCAACAACTTTATCAACGGTAACTTCAACGCTACCATCTTCATTCATTTCAATTTCAACACCTTTATCTTCTTGCTCTTCTTCTACTTCAACTTCTTGAGCAGGTACTGCCTTTGTAATCTGAATGCCGATTGCCTTATCTATAGCCATAATTTATCCTTCGTCTAGGGTAAGAGGTGCAGATAGTTTAGCCTTTTTTTCTTCAACACCTTCTAATGCTTCAATTCTCTTTTTTAGCCTCATTATCATCTCATCTCTTTGGGCTAACTTTTTAACTAATGATTCGTGAAGTTGAAAATCTAATTCCATCACATCAATCATTCTTTTTGCTACTTTTTTATTGTACTCAAAAAACTCATTTAAATCACTCATTTATTCTCTCCTAGTAATATGATGCTTTTCTGCGTTGATACCAAGGAATCTCCTCATCTTCCTCATCGGATTGTAATCTAATAAAACCACCTCTTCTAAAACGCAATAATGCTTGTGTCATTGAGTCAACATAATCATCATGGTCACCTGCAGGAAAACTTGCAGTTTCTTCTATTACTTCTTCTGCCCATCTACTCGGTGGTGCCCAAACAACTCCTGACGCAAATAAATCAGTTACAGCGTTCACTCTCGCAATCTTATCATTTCCTCTGCTCGGTGTAAACTCGGATACAGGGATGCCCATCGCTCGCAGTTCGAAAATTAATGGGGCTCCTGCAGCTTTTGCTTCCACAATAAGTGCATCAGGTTTCCAATCTTCATACATCTCTTGTGTTTTTATCTTGAGTTCTGGAAACTCCATTCGCTTTCTATACGCATCAAGTAGAATTATATTAGAAGTTTGTTTCCCTGTTTCTTCATCCGTGTAATAGAACACACCCCAAGTCGTACATGCAGAATAATCGGCTCTATTTGTTTTTAAAAAAGCAGTATCCCAAGACTGAATAATAAATTCACAAGGGGGTGGGTTATCTTCATCCCACAAGTTCCACCATTCTCTTTTGATAAGAGCACCTTCTTCGGATGTTGGGGATTGTTGGTATTGTGCTTGCCATTTGGCAACGGG